GTCCATCAAGTACATTTAATTCTGATTCCGAAACTACTTTATAATCAAAATCACTCATTATTTTCCTCCTTAACTTATATTAAATATTTTCTATAATTTTTCTATAATACTAATTCCCAGACTTATAAAACTTAGAATACAAATAACCATCATATAGATAATCATTAACTTTTAATTTTAACTCTTTATCATAAACTGTCTTTATTTTATTCATAGTTCCTAATTGATCAGCAGGACTAAATGTTTTAAAATCCTTATCTGTCAATCTTAGTTTAAGTAATTCACCATTGTTAATTTTCTCATCTAACCAAACTTTACGCATGTAATCTGCTAAAATCCACATTTCTTCTTCAGTTAAAGTGTTTGTAAATGTTTCTGTAATATCATCTCTAACTAAATTTTGTTTACATTTCTTAAATAATGTTACAGCTTTAGAGAGAGTTAATTTATTTTCTACTTTCATTTGAACTTCTGTAAGAGATGTTAGATCAAAATCATTGATTTCATGCATAAATTTAGGAAATACTAAGTCATAGGATGTTCCCAATTAAATCACATCCTTATTTCTCATTCTTTTGTTGATTTTGCTTATTTGCTTTCTCATCTTCTTTGATTAATGTTACTTTTACTTTTGTTCCATCTTCAATTGTATCAACTACTGACCCTTTTAAATCATTGTAGTTTTCAACAGCCAATTCAGCTAATAGTTCTTTATTTCCATTAGGAAGTTTTTCAATTTCCTCTTTTAATTCTTCAGAACTTAGATTTGCCAACATTAACTTTAATTGAGTATGAAGTTTAATATCTTCGTATTTTACATTAAGCCCTAGTGTATCAAATACATTCTTTTCTTGAATATAAATATCACCAGTCTGAATCAAATCACTAGTATATGCCATATTTTCTAATTCAATAAATGGTAATGTTGCTGGAGCACCAATTTTCAATAAAGTTATTGGTCTACCATTTAATTGAGTCCAATAAATTTTACCATTAGAATTATTAATTATCCTTACTTTTGTGTCTGCATCTAAGGGTTGTATTTTAGATTGCGTTGCCATTTTATTATCATTTCCTTTATATTTATTTTAAAATGTGTATTTATAGATTATTAAATAGAGAGTGATATTTCACACTCTCTATTAATTTTAGTTAAAATGTAATAATTATGTTTAATTCAACTTATAACGAGGTATTCCTATACGAACAGTACATATTACTGTAAACAATAGTCATTCCAAACTTTTTATATGAAAGGAAATCAATACTCATATCGGAGTTTTCAGTTTCCTTTACAATTGTCTCTCCTTCAAATGCAACTTTAATTATTTTTGCCTCGTTAGTTACAATTACAAATGCATATTGATCACTCAATACTTTGCTAGTATTAGTATCATCAGCAAAAGCATTAGGCAATACAATGACACTAGCTCCTCTAAACTTACCAATTCTGCCAAACTCTCTACGCTCAGTTTTATCCATATCGGTTATAAAACCAGGAGTTTCTTCGATTGTGCCTGCAAATGTAGGAGTACAGAAAATTACAACATTGTCTCCATAAGATTGAACATTAGTAATCAATTGACCCATTTGACTTGGAACAAATGCATTTGCTTGAACTTTCATATTAGCAGTCAAACCAGTAAATGATGCAATTAAAGTAGCTTGAATTTGAAGATTAATTTTTTCCATAATACCATCAATGATAGCATTAACTAGGTCAGTCCAGTCTACCACTCCGTCTAAAAATCTCTCAAATTCGACATAAACTGCACCACCATATGCTTCCATTGTCATACTAATATAATCAACATCAAGTCTTGTTCTTTCAATTACCCCACCTAGACCAACTTTAGTGATAAAATTAAGCAATCCACGTTTGCCTTTTTTGGTTTTAAACTTAGGTTTTTGTCCTTGGTCAAGAATTTGATACTCAACAAAACCACCATAAGCATCATCAACTCTCTTAGGAAGAATTTCATCAACGCTTTCCTCAACTAGTTCAAAAATTTCAATTTTATTATGACGGAAACTTTTATAACGATCTTTACCATCAGGAACTAATTCTTTAAAAGCGTCTCTTAATGCACTATTCTTCTCATCAGAGGTATATGTAACCCCATTTTCTACAGTATCTTTACGATTATATGCTTGTTTTGCTAACTCAAAATATTTTCTTTCCATGTTAATCTAATTCCTCCTTCTAATTATTAAATATTATTTTGTTATTATTTATTAAGCTTTTGTGCAGGTAAACATGAGCGCAGATTCTCCTGCAGGTAAAGTTACAACTCTAGTTGCTTGCAATTCAATTGCAGCACCAGCATTTTGAATAGGTTCTAATTCAATTTGACCATTAGTAGACGGATAAGCATATACAGGAGTACCTGCTACGATTGCAGCTACAATAGCTGCATAATCAGCATAATCACCATCATCATATTTAAAGTTATTAGTATCAAACATGTCACCAATATGAAAACGATAAATACGAGGTAAAAATTCACCCAAATTCAATTTGAAATTACCGAGAGACATATCACTCTCATCATACATTTTTTCTACACATGCAACTAATCCACATCTGATTGTAGGGCCACTAGGAAGACCAAGAGTTTTTGTATAGTGTTCTTCCTCTAAAAGAAATCCATTTTGACAAGCTGTAGCAGCAAAATCAGTTGCATTTAAAGCATACTGAATGTTATGTTCCCCTGTCTTAACCCCTGCCACTTTACGAAGATTTACAATACCATACCGACCAGTTACTACATTATTTACATTAGCCATTATTTATTTTCCTCCTTCTAATTAATTTATTTATTTTTTAATGCAAGATGTCCAATCATCTTTTTTCTTACAAGTAAAACTATTTAATGGAATTTCTGTTTCTATTTTTTTAGGTTTTTTATTGAACTTTACTTGCAAATCTTTATCTGCATAAAGAAGCTTGAATTCTTTTTCCATTTCATCGGTAGAAAGGTCTTTGTCTTGTACTGATTTTACTTCTTCGAGGGTTAATACTTTAGAGAAATTTTCTACTAATTCAGCTTTGAGTTGAATTTGATGTTGCTCAAATGCTTCTTGTTGTGCTGTTTCGGTGTTAGATTTAAATTCTGCTAGAGATTGATTGGATTGAGAGAGAGTTTCATTTTCTGATTTGACGGTGTTAAATTGTTCTGTTAGAGTAGAGATACTTGTTTCATATTCTGCTACTTTGGATTTGAGAGTTTCAAATTCTTCTGAAACTACCATAGCAGTATTTCTCTCATCTTGAAGTTTTTGATTTTCTTCTAATGTTAACCATACAAGAAGCATTTCTTCAAATTCACCTGAGATAGTAGCAGTAATAGTAACTTCATCAAATGTATAAGTAAACCTACCATACTTACGCTCATGATCACTTTCTGTCCAAATGCTTTTTTCTACATAAACATATACATCGTCAAAGTCTTCAACCCACAAATACTCCTCGTATGTTATATTATCATCAGCATCTCTTTCAATTTTTGGATCTAATGCATTTGATAAAGCATCTCTTTTTTGACGATATGTTGCAGAAAATGTAGATGTAACTTTATTTTCTTCATTAGAAAACTCTTGTAGTTTAATTTCTAATTCTTCAAGTTCAAGTTCATCAATACTAAAATTTAATTGTTCAAGAGTAAGACTATATTTTGTTAGCAATTCTAATTTTTCGTCCACTAAATTTTTACCTCCTTCTTCTTTTATAATTTCTTCTGTGGTATGTTCTTCTATAGAATTATTTATTTTTAAAGTAAAATGCTGTTGACTAGTATCAATATTTTTGTTCATCAACAATTCAACAGAACTTATACTTATAGAAGATGTTTCAATTGTTTCAAAATCCAAAGAATAAATAGTTATCGTATCTTTATCATAAATATCAAAACCCCATGCTTCAGTTGCTTCTTTATTTAGAGTTTTGTTTATAATACCAGTTATTTGATATTCTTTACCATCTACTATGTATTCTGAGCATTCAAAACCTAATTGAGTAAATATCGTATTTGCTTTTTTAACTAATTGCTCTGCTTTATCTTTAGAAATAAAATATGAAGATATGTTGTAAGATGAATTTAAAGCAAAAATCAATTGATCAAATTGTTCTTTAAACTTATTGTTTACTGTAAATTTATCAATTGTCACAGATGCACTAGGGAAACAAGGTTCTACATTGTCTTCACCTTTGTTACCAAATTCATCCTCATCTTTACCAAGTAAGCAAAGTGCAGAAAATTCGAATGAGTCTATTTGAAAGTTTCCGTTATCTTTTTCGGAATATGATTTAACATTTATTTCCATAGACTGGTTTATTCCATCATCAATTACCTTCTGTACTGGTTCAGGATATCTACCATACCAAAGAACAACATCTGCTTTTAAATAATTATGTTTTATACCATCTTCTTCCTCAAGTTCAACATATTCTGCATTATTATTCTCTTTAACTACACCATAAGGAACAGTATTGTCTTTTAATACCAATTGATTTCCTACAAATTCAATTGTTACATCATGACCTCCAAAATTTTGTTTCTCAGATAACCAATGTCCAACTAAAGGAACAAGTCCCAAAGATGGCAAAGCGTCAGTAAAAGCTTTATCTGTAATATCAGATGAATTTCTATTATCTCCACTATATGCTATTAATGCAGTACCTTCAGCAAATTCAGAATTATTAACTTTCTTAAAATCATTATTAAACTTTACTTTAAAATTAGGATGTTTATTTAATACATTCAATTATTTATTTTCACCTCCTTAAAAATATTAATAATATTAGAACATTAATTTATTACTAACAACACATTTACTTTTATCTACTTGATTAAAGTTAAATTTATTGTTTGCATCAATAGCAAAGACCCAACATTTTTTATTATCAATGTTAGTTTCTTGAAAAAGTTTTAATTGTTGTGATTGGAGTTTTAATTTTTCTTGCTCATCAAAACAGTATATAAATGACATTATATTTATCACCTACTTTTTATCTAATATTACTTTCCTTATCTTGCCCAATAATTGTAGAATCCGAAGGTGTACTAGTAGTTGGTCGGCCACCTGAATCGTCAGAATTTGCTTGATTCATGTTTAAAGGAGGTTTCCACAAAAATTTAGATTTAACTAAATTCTCATATTCTAAACCAGCATTATAGTCGTCTGCATTATGTCCTGCTTTTGACACAATTTTGTCTAAACTCCCTCCAATTGAAGTCAATTTGTACTCTTTGTCAAATTCCTCATTTTGATTAAACCAAGTTATTTTCCATATATTAAGTTTAAAAGTATATTTCTTTCTGAGATTTACATTGCTTATCCTATAATTAAACCAACTTTGAATCTTATCAAGCACTACAAAAACTAAAGATTGGATATATATTAGATTTTGAGTTACACCAACAGATGAATTTGTAGAACTACCACCTAACACTAGAGGATTAGCTCCACCTTGCATGTATGCCATATTCTTAGCAAAATCAATCAATTCTGTTTTCTGATTTTGTGAACTTTTAAAAGGGATCTCTTTGAGTGGATAGGGACAACCCACAACACATACATTTTCTGGTAGTCCGTTTGCAACAACTGAAACCCACTCAGAAACTCTTTCTGGTTCTATTAGGGGGATGCCAGTCTCTTTGTCATTCGGAAATTCAATTCCAACCATCTTGACCTTCTCATCTCTAGAACTCTCTATCTCCTCATCAATTAAATCATTCAACAAAAACAACTCAGTAAATAATTGACTATACAAAGGCAAAAAGAATGTATCATTATCTCCACCTAATTTAATACAACATACTTTTTCACTAGGCAAAGGTTGCCATTCAGGATATCTTAATTTATCTGGATTCTTTTTATATCTATCATATAACACCTTAAATTCAGCAGGATATACTCCCCATGAAAATTCACTTAATTCATTATCTCTTGATAAATCATCAAAATATTTGAAGTTCATTTCCACCTTGTACTGTCCACTTTTTATCGAATACAATCTGATATACTTTATTGGCAAATCCCATAGATAAGGAAAATTTCCATCATTTTTCTCAAATCCACAATAAGCACCATATCTAACTATACTTTCAATAATTCTTCTACCAGTTTTCTTTATATCAATATTTTCAATATAATCCCTAACTGTATCAAATTCATTTTCAAAATTGTTTAGGATTTTATCAAACACTTCTTGATCTATTGGATTACCTAATTCATCAAATTTAGTTTTTGCTTTTAACTCTAAATTCAATTTTCTCATTGTGGATTTTGTTGGTTGAAGATAATTATCTAAAGTTGCCATATTTGATGTTAGATTAACTAATGTTTTGTAAATTCCTTCAGGAGCATATAATAAATCTGATAAATCTAAAATTTCTGATTGATATTTAATTGGATTATTTAACCATAATTTTATTTTATCTATTGTAATGTTTTTGTTGTTTTTTTTGGATCTTTTATTGGAGAAAAATGATGCAATACGAGAGAGGGAGAAATTTTTTGATTTCGATGGTTCCCATGATTCTTTTAGTGCGAAAAGGGAGGGGGAGAGTGGGGAGGAAGTTGGTGTTTTGTTTTGGTCTGACAAGGATTGACCTCCTTTCTGTTTTTGATTGTTATATTAATTTTTGGTTATCGTCTTGCTCTGCTTGATTTATTTGCTATCGCGAAGTATGATGAGGGTGAGATGTTTGTTGGGCGTTTTTTACCAGTTACATGTTTTCTTCTTAATTCAGATAAATGCCATGCTAACATTGCACAAGCATATGCTCTATCGTCATTCATTTTATGTATTTTATCTGATGGTAAATCATATCTGCAATTTCCATTTGAACTTTCAAACCTATAAATATTAACAAGTTCTTCTTTAAGAAGGTCGATTTGTACTAATGCCATTTCTTCCTCAAATGATAATTTATATATACTTGATTTTATTTCCTCTCCTTCTGTTTCATTTATAGTTAAATAACCTTTACCATCATATGTTTCAGGAAAAGAGATTAAATCTAAATTCATCATTTCAATTAATGCTTCAAAAAGTTGTTTTTTATATTTTTGAGGAGATATTAATTTAAGTTTATCAACTGCATTTGGAAATTTAGACACATAATCTATAGATTCAATTTTATCAATCAATCCTCTATGTTTATTACCTTGTTTGTCTACCCATTCTTCCATGAAATAGTCAGCAATATTTACTCCTCCTCCTCCAGAACCCGCATCAATGCCCAATATCTCAAGATTTTCATAATCTGCTGATGATTTTCCATTATAATCAAGTAACATTTGTTTAACCAATTCTACTTGTTCAGGTGTTCTCATAGGAGTCTTTTTCTTTTTAGCAATATCAACAAAACTTACCCCACTACTAATTTTTAACTTATATCCTATAATATCATCTAAAACAAATTCCCCAACCACACATACAGAGTTATCGTAACTACGTGCAGGATCATACATAATACCAAATTTTCCACCAGTATTATTATATAAAGTTGGAACTCTTAATTCAGAATTTTTTATAATAGTGGCACGTTTTATAATTTGATTATTTCCACCTTCAGTTGTGAAAATATTTTTGTATTCGCGGAGGGCTTTTTCTTTATTTTCTCTCATTGCGGAATCAATTTTATCTTGAGTTAATAATGCAACTGGATACAGTTTGCCATTATATGTAGCATTCATTACGATATCAGAACTAATGTCTGCTACAAAAAATCTTTTATCCCCTAAAAACATCTTCTTACTAAAGTCTCTATATTTTCTAAAGAAATATGTATCAATGCTCGACGCTGAAGAAGCATATATTAATTGATTTGGAAATTGCTTTGGGTATAATGTAACATCAATATCTCCACCCAGTTTGAAGTCAGCATTTTGAGTTGTGAAAGGTTCAGAAGTTGTAAATAATTCATCTGAAGCAAATCCTGACTCATCGTAAAAATTTAAATTTGAGCGTTTTGAGCGATTTGAGTCTACAGCCCCATTTAGAGAATGAATAGTGCTTCCATTGTAAAGAGAACATTTAAAACTAGCAGGATTATGAGTAAAACCATCTGTATTAGCAGCAGATTTTACTGTTTCGTTTAAGAATACATCTGTCAAACCAGTAAATGAAGCAATATTATTCTTAGCAATATTTTCAATTTTCATAAACATTTCTTGGCTCTGACTTCCTACACCAGCCAATATATATGTATTAAAATTTGGTATAAGCATTGATTTTGTCATTATAAAAGGAGATCCTAATGTAGTTTTGCCACCATTTCTCCCCATACACCAAACACAGAAAGGAGTTGTCCAACTTTCCATGAAAACATATTTCTGATAATCCAAAAGATCAATCCCAAACATTAATTCGACGAACCTCAGAGGCCACTTACGTCCCCATTGAATGATTTCAGAAAGTTTTAAATATCCATCAATCTTTCTTTGGGACATCATTTTATTGTCCATTAATAATGCCACCACTTTTTATTTTCAATAATCTCAACTCTTCTTCAAGTTCAGCATTTTTAAAATCTAATTTTTCAATTAGTTCTCTCTGTTCATTAATCATTGCACTATAATCATTTTCATCAAATTGAAGTTGTTTTCTAATGCTTTCATTACTCATATCTGCAACCTGTTTCATACCTTCGCATGTTTCAATGTCATAAAGGTTAACTTCTACTTCCATAAAACCTTTTTCTTGAAGTTGTTTCATTATTCCAGATAATGTTCCAGCACCTTTAGATTTCTTATTTGAGTGATTTACAGAAATGCCATTATCCTTTGCCATTGCAAGAATAGCACGATACATTTTGTCTTTTGCTTCAAATAGAGACTTAATTCCACCAACTTGACTTTGTACAGATCCTATATCGCTAGTCATTAGTGCTAATGCTTGGTTTATTTTATCTATTTGATTAAAACTTTTTGCTATTTCTATAACTATAGGTAATTTAAAAGAATCTTCAAGAGTTGATTCGTCTAACATATCAACTAAAGAGTTATACAATCCTTTTTGATCCAATGGATTTTCATTCTCAAATGGATCATAACCAACCATACGGATCACATCATCTTTATTACGTTTATCTTCTTCTGTCCACTCAACATTCTCTCCAGTTTCAAATATATTTCTTTCTCCACTAACATCAATAAGAGTAGAGTCAAAAAATGTTTTTGAACTATACTGAGGCAAACTATTAATTTTTTGAAAATAAATACCAGCTATATTTGTGTTTCCATTGGTGGCTTGTTGTGCTACGCTTGGATATAAGTTTGAATCAAAATATACATCTAATAATCTACATAAAAAATACAATGCAACTTTTGTATCTTCATATTTATTAACCAAGAACGAATATAATTCAATTACACATTCTTTACATACTACCATCCTATGATCATTCCCCTTAAGGATAATAGAATTAGATTTATAAAAGTCCTTATCTTTTTGTTTATCTTTGGTACAACATACACATTTATATAATATTTTTTCTTCTTTTACTTGTGGCAAGGTATTAGATGCCACTTTTTTAGGTCTTCCTGCCATAAACATTCTCCTTTAATTAATAAAAGAAGAAGTTTGACGTTTAAATAACTTCTTCTAAATCATCTTTATGTAATTCACTCTTATACATCCACTTATAACCTTTATAAGTTAATTGTTTTCCCTTACAACATTTTGCTATTGAACTCGGATCAATATTCAAAACTTTAGATGCATCTGAAGCACTATCCCATTGTTTTACTAATTCCCCATCTATTGATAATTGAATTATAGGAATTTTTGTATTTGGTTTTGATCCCTTTTTATAATATATTCTGTCTTTAACGTCTTCATTAATTATAACGTCTTTCCAAGTATCACCATTATTTATATCATGTATAGTTTCACTACTAACATTATAAATTTTACTTATTTCTGCACAACTTTTTCCATAAAATAAATGCTTTTTTATTTCAATTACCTTATCTTTATTTAATTTTCCAATTGATGCTCTATTTAAAATTTGCAAATTATATTCTTCTCCAACATTTTTCCATGTTTTAAGTCTTTTTATTGATGATATATTTCCAAATGTTAAATTATACATATCTGCTATTTCTACTATGGTTAATTTTTCTTCTACTAATAACTTCTTTATTTCAAGTACATCTTCTTCTGTTAACTTCTGTCTAGGAGTTTGTATTATTGAATCATCATATTCTGTTTTAATATGACCCCATCTATCTCCTGTTTTTATTTGAGTTATTGTTTGTCCTTCGACATTATATAAATTAGCAATATCAATCGTTCTACAACCTTCTGATATTAATTTTTTAATTTCAATAATATCTTCATTTTTAAATTTAGTATTAAATTTATCTTCTCCCCTAGACCAACAAGAAGAATCTCTATTTCTAACCCCTTCACTTAATTTTATTAAAGTTTCTTTAGAGTGTTTTCTTCCTTTCATTGGTGCTAAAGCGTCCTTTGAAGTATTATATCCAATTTCTTTTTTAAATGGTTTAATTGTATCTAAATAGTATTGTTCTCTAGTTAAAGTCTCATTTTCTTTACATTTTTCTAAAACACTAAACTCGAAACCATCTGTTCCGTTTTTATTCCACGATCTCTGCAAATGAAGAGAATGATGTTTATTATTTTTTAAGTCTCTTTTGTGTTCTTTCCATCTTGACCTAATATCAATACTACTTCCTATGTATATTTTCCCATTTAAAATATTTGTAATTTGATAAACGCCAATTATTTTGTCTAACATCTCTAAAACCTTCTTTCTGTGCTTAATATTATTTCTGTGCTAAAATTATATATAGGGATAGACGCACAGGAACTCAGTCATGACTCTGAATCCTATCTATCCCATATGAACAAATTATGCTCACATAAAAACCTCACATTGATTTGTGAGGCATAATCTAAACACAATTTAATATACTTTAATCCTTACTTATACCCATCTCTTACTATCTGTACGAATCCATCATGCCAAAATGGATATGAACATTTTATACACTCTAATCTTTTCGGCATATCCTTTATATTTGGTGCTTTCCAATTTTCATCAGTACAGAAAAATGGTTCTGGATCTTTATAAATATGATATTTTTTATGCAATAGTAAGCATTTATGTTTCTTTACTTTGCTTATAATATCTTCTATATCCATTACTCTATCGTAATAAAAATCTATTATAGATAATTTTATAGACATTTTTACATTCTCCTCTATCATTTTCCACCCACACAGAAAACGCCTGATTGCTCAAGCGTCTTATAACTTAGGAAAATTTATTTTATTATTTAATAAAATCCAATCTACTCCAAATAACCCCCACATCTATCACAAAACTTACTAACAGATCCACTAATTTTCCCACAAATCCTACATTGTAACTTATCTCTTACAGTAACAAC